AAATTACCATATTGATTTTTACTTGTAGCACCCTGATTTATATTCATATTCTGATTGATAATACTAGAATTTCCAACAGCATTAGGTTGTGCTATGACATCGGTTTCACCTTCTGCTTTAACAGAACTACTGACTAAACACAGACAAGCTAGTAATAACGCTTGTAGTCGTAATCGTGTCATTCTGTGTAATCAGTTCTGTTAATGCTCCAGCAGCCCTTGTAGTGACTTGAAGCGACCAATCTGCTGAAGGATCTGCAACAGTGAATACAGCATCACCACCAGAAATGCCAGCAGAAGCGGCTACAGATATATTAGATGCTTCCCAAGAATCTAGAGCAGATCCGTATTTTTCGGTAACTATACTGCGGGTTATTGTTTGAGTAGTATTTTCTGTTCTGTTGCTAGAGCCTGTAGTCCACGTAGGCACACTATTTGCATAACAAGGTGCTGTTAATAAAAAGCCAAGTAAAATTAATTTTTTCATGTTACTTTTTTGTATCTTTATTAGGTATTGTAGTTGATTGTGTAGCTCCATTGTTGTTACCCTTCTTACCAATACTAAGGCCAAGTGAGGCCGTGGATGCGCTAAAAATACTTGCAATAAAGGTCGGATCAAAATCCACAATCTTTTTACCACTAGGTGGTTCCCAATAGCTCAATGTCAGTAGTGCGGCTGACCATATCAAGATAGCAACTTTGACAATGGTTTCAACCCGATTTTCTTTGTCATCTTCCATAATAGCTTTTATTAGTCATACTATACATAATCACAAGACATAGCAATGCCAGAAGTATACGCAGCATTAATAGGTGCATCAGTTACGGCAATAGTAGTGATGATTTCTAACATGAGTAATAAAAGAGAAAGGGATATAAGAGACATATACTTCAGACTAAACAAGTTATCAGAAGCGGTAAGCAGAATAGAAGGCAAGATACAATAACGTGTGCTATGTTTGGAAAAACAAACAAATCAT